ATTCTCCTTTTAATTTCATCCCTGTATTTCTGGTTCAAAAAAGCATCTTTGTTTCTATGAAAGAAAGGAAGATATTCATAGTGTTGCTTTCCAGAATATTCTACTGCCAGTTGAAGTTCAGGGTTGTAACAATCCAATTCAAGATTGAAGTTTCCACCTGTTACTGGATTTCTTAAGAAATCAGGACGATCACTAGCGAAGGGTTTATTAAAAGTTTCCTGAAGAACACGACGACATTCAAGTTCCCCTTTGCTGTCTTTTGGTGGTCCACGAGATTTACCACTACGTTTTTGATTTTTCTGGTTGTAATAATAAGATTTAGTCCAAGTTCCAGACTTGCCTGTACATTTACGATATATAAATAAAATTAAAAAGAAAGAAAGGCATATACCAATTGCTATTTCGAATCCTTTATCATCCCATATTTCGCTTAATTTTGAAAAACTAATCATTTATTATATACAAATTTTTATTTTTCGTTATAGGGAATTAACTGAGTATAAAAATACTTTATCTACTCTTTTAAATTTTCTTGTTTGAGGAAAACAAGGATATACAATTCCGCTATCCCTAAATACCGCTATGCAATTATCTAAGACACTAATTGCAGCTCCTTGTTTTATATTTCCAATAATAACACAGTTGTACTGTACAACTGCTATAAGACCACTATAATTAAGAGGAAAGTCATCAATCTTATTCAGTACAATTTCAAATTCTCTACCAATAAAAGATAATTCATGTTCGGATAGATCTTCTAAAACACCCTTAATAATCCTTTTATTCACATTCCTAATAGTCCAAGATGGACTATTACCGATTTTATCTAATTTCGCTCTACACAAAGGACAAGTTTTACCATTACTCCTTTCCCAATTGAAAATACACATAGTGCAAAATACATGATTACATGATAATCTTAAAGGACCTCTTGTAATATTCTGAAGACAGATTGAACAACTCATTTTTATTTTAAAATAGGTATAATGTTTCTACAACTCATTTTTATTTTAAAATAGGTATAATGTTTCTACACAAAGGACATTCTGCTTTATATTGTCCTGCTTCCATTATACAACTAGTATGAAACACATGATTACATTTATCTAATACAGAAACCATAACATCGTCTTTAAATTTTTCCAAACAAATAGAGCAATCTGTAATGTATGTAGTAACAGTATTGTATTTTTGGGAGGAAATATTAAGGGTTGTGTCGCTTTTTTCGTTACTTAAAGAGTCTTCTGAAAAGAAGTTAGGATAAGAGAAAATAGTTAAATCTTCTTGAGACATTAGAATAGAGAAAAATGTACCAATAGGGTTATCTGGGGATATATCAAAACTAGTATTTATAAGATAATTAATAACTTGTGCACTATCTAATTCTTCCTCCTCATATACTTCATGTATATTAAAGTTTATATTTTCAGACATTATCTTTATATATTTATAGTATCTTATAAATATATTTAGAATTACATTAGAATTAGTTCAATTTTTAAAAAAAAGGACTGTGATTCCAACCGCGCTCCTCAAAAAGCACTTTGCAAATGTCGTCATGGAAAGACTTTCGATCTATAGTTTTCAAGATTGTGAAATCTTCTTTTATACAAGGGTGTTTATGTCTTGATAGTAGTTGGTATAGAACATATTGAGTATTGATAAAATTTTTTCTATCTATATTTTTGAACCTCTTGTCGTACAGTTCTGTCAAGGAATCAAAGTCATCTAGTAATTTGTTTTCCAAATAACTAATATCGTCCGGTTTGACACCTGTTAGATTATAGTGTATTAGATTTATGTTTTCATAGTGCTTATTATATTCGAGTTCTTTTAGGAACATTCCTATATGCTCTTTAGTAATGTTTTTGAAGCGAATTTCTTTGGGGGAATCAATATCTCCAACTAGAAGATGATGAAGTTCAAATTGCCTTTCTAAATCGTCGTATACTTTTTGGAGAATTGTTGAATTTTGCGTTCCTTGGTACTGGTTGATACAGTCTCTAAAATGAACCTTCCTGTCGTACATATATCTACAAGAGATATTCACTCTGTCTATGTCTTTGTAGGAGGAAATATGCTTCAAAATTTCTTGCTGGGCTGAACAGATAGAACAAACGTAAATGTTTCCTTCAAGTATTTCAAAGTCTTTTTTATTTGGACAATTTGGACAAATTATTAGATTCTTCTTCTCTGGAATTTCCATTTTTATTTCTATATATTTTCTTGCAATTTTTAGGTAACTATTCACTACTCTTTGTTTTTCTTTATCGTTTTTTATGGGTTTTCCCATAAACGAAATCCTCATTGGAGATTCTAAAATACATCTGTATTTGTCAAGGAGAGACGCACTCTCAATTATATAAAAGTTATATGTTGATGAGTTTTTAATATCATTTATTTTTCTAAGAAGTACCTCTCTTCCCTTTTTAAGGGAAAATCTAACACGATGACGAATATTTTCAAGCTTAAGAGAGTACTCTATATCTTGGAGTTTCTCAATGTATTCTGGAAGTTTTTTAATTTCGTTTTCGAAATTACTGTGGATTGAAGCATCTATGCTTAAAATATCCTGCTCCGACATTATCTTTCTTTCTTACTTTCATACATTATTTAAATACTCTTTTTCTCGATCACATAAATCACCAAAAAACGTTTTTCTTAACATCTCTACAGTTGATAACTCACCGGTATTAGAATTATCAGATTTTATAATTAAAAATCTGTAAGGAAACAAAATAAGTATACATGAAATTAATAAACCTAAAAATATATCTAAATACAACGATCTCCTTGGTACTTTATCTTTTACATCTCTAGATTCATCTTTAGCTTCATATTTATATTTTTATCAGTCTGTAGTAAATAACCAATTCCTACTCATAATACAATAATTATTAGTACAATCATATAGTGCGAATATTTTAACAAATTTAGTGTCATTTATATTATAAAATAAAAACACAATATATTATCAGTCAATTTCTTAAGAATGATTTTTTTTTTTAATTTTATTTATCTTGCTTACAATAAAAATAATATGGCTTCTATCTGTACATCTAACGTAACCTCCGGGTTTATTGATCTTGCAACCTTCGATGAAATTGAAAAGTATATGTATGGCGGACCTGACGCTACCGCTTACTTTGTGCGGGAGACCCGTAAATCTACTTGGTTCACTCAAGTACCAGTGGTACTTTCTCGCGCATCTGGTTCTCCTGCTTTCAACCAGGAATGGTCTGTGAGTATTTCACGTGCTGGTGATTATCTACTTCAAACTTGGCTACGCCTTTCAACCCCTAATGTAGCTCTTCTTGCCGGTAATCAGTTCGGTGCTAACGGACGTCTTCGTTGGACTCGTAACTTCATGCACAACATAATGCGTGAGTGTTGTATTACCTTTAACGACTTGGTCGCTGCTCGCTTTGACAACTACCACCTTGATTTCTGGTCTGCTTTTACCGTCCCTGCTGGAAAGAGAAATGGTTACAACAATATGGTTGGTAACTTCGATGACCTAACCGGTCCTCATGCTCCTGGTGCCGCTAACGCAATCCAGGCATTCACTCTCAATCTCCCTCTACCTTTCTGGTATGGACGTGATAGCGGTGTTGCACTTCCCACTGCTGCCCTTCCTTACAACGAGATGCGTATCAATTTCAGTTTCCGCAACTGGACTGAACTACTTATCCTCGATAACCTCGCTGCCCCTGCTGGTACTAACCCAAGTACCGTCCCCGTAGTACCAACTGATGTTGCCCTCGCTCCCTCTCTAGGAAATACGCAAGTATGGGGTAACTACGCTATCGTCTCCAATGATGAGCGTAAGCGTATGGCATGTGCTCCTCGTGATATCCTCATCGAGCAAGTTCAAACTGCTCCTCGTCAGACTTTCGCTCCTAACACTAACTCAACGCCGAGTTTTGACGTGAGGTTCTCACATGCCATCAAGGTCCTCTTCTTCTCTGTACGCAATCAAACGAACGTTAACGAATGGTCTAACTACACTGCAGCATCCCCTGTACCCGGTGCCACTATCGTCAACTTCACACCATCTGGTGCCGTTGACCCGGTACTACAGACTTCTCTCATCTATGAGAACACCAACCGTCTAGCTCAGATGGGATCGGACTACTTCTCTCTTGTTAACCCCTACTTCCACGCCCCTGTCATTCCTCTTGACACCGGGTACCACATGTACTCCTACTCTCTAGACTTCATATGTCTTGACCCCATGGGATCCACCAACTACGGTAAGCTCACCAACGTATCTGTTGTCCCTGAAGCTTCATCTGGTGCCGTCCTAGGTGCACAAGGTGGTGGTGCCGCTGGATCTGGTGTCAACTACCCTCAATCTTATGAATTCGTTATTACCGCTGTAAATAACAATATCATTAATGAACTTTTCGTCTGGTTCTCTGGTGATAAACAGGTGGCTGCCTCCTTCGAGGGGGATAAACAGTGTTTCCATCTAGTCGCTGCGTGTGCTTAAGCACGCAACGGCGAAACTCCTCGTTGCGGGAACTTCCTTAAGCTCTTTCTACTACTCATTCATAGGAAACTATGTTTGATACCCAGGGTAATGACCTCGGGCATAGTAAAAACGAAAGAGATTGGATAATCCGCAGGCTTACTTTCTACGTCCATTATGATAGGATATGAAAGGGTCTCACAGACTGAACGGGAGTTGGTCAGCAATGAAGGTCTAATCAACCAGAGTTGGCTTAAGGTACAGTCGGCCCCTTATTGAAAGGTAAGGGATTAATCGCAGGATTTCAGGCGGAGCTCTCGGATTTCCAGTTCTTTAGATATTTTTTATGTCTATTTACTGGTTATCTCAAGGCTACAACATTACTTTATATTTTTATACTTCACAAAAGTATAAAAATGAAATTTAAAAACTTTTGTGAAGTATAAAAATATATTTAGAAAATGCCAAAATTCCTTTCATATTATCAACTTGTTGAATTTTATAAGAAACAAAACTGTAGACTGGATATTACAAAAAATAATTTTATACCAGATGTTACAAAAAATAAAGTCCCTTACTATTGTCATAATAATCATCATATAATTAATTTAACAAAAAATAATTTCAATGCCAGAATAAATCAAGGTCTTGGACCTTGTGCTAAATGTAGTATAGGTAATAGAAGAGAAAAAAAAGAACAACGTATTAGAGAAGCATTAGAAGCAAAAGGTTGTCAACTTGTATCCCTTGTTAAACGAAAACTTACCTATATTTGTTCTTGTGGAAAAGAATGCCAAAATTGGGATAATAATATACTCAAAGAATGTTTTACTGCTTGTAATTATTGTACTAATCCTTTCAACAACCCAGTTATTCAAGAAAGAATTAAAGAAACTATGAGACACAAATATGGGGTTTCTAATATAATGCATCACAAGGAAACTGTTGCTAGTAATGTTTGGGATGTGATTGCTCCGTATTTAAATCTTTCTTGTGCATTTGTTAAGGACGAAGGATTTTTATACAATCAAATGTATAAAAATGCCAAGATTTCTTACGTACGAACAACTTGTAGATTTTTTCTTTTTACATAATTGTCAGTTATCAATTAGTAAAGATGAATTTACACCTGATGTTACGAAGAATAAAGTACCATATTATTGTCCTATAGGACATCATATTACAAATCTAACAAAGAATAATTTCAACTCAAGAATAAATCAAGGTCAAGACTGAAAAGTTTTTATACTATAATTTTAATAGTCATTGTTTTTTGAATCGGATATTCAACTACGTATTCTTGCTGGTTTTATATCGTTTGATATAAAAATATGAAAGTCTACGTAAACAACGGATAAAAGTGTAAAATAAAAATGAATTTTAAAATTAATTTTCTTAATTATAAGACAGAAATGTCTTCCGAAAACAAAACTAATATATTTATCTTTGAAGATAAGTTGGAAAAATATAAGGTGCATAATAATTTGGATTACCACAGAATCTTGACCAAACCAATTTTAAAAGAAATTCGTAATAAGTTCAGAATTGTTAAGGAGCAACGTAATAAACAAGAAAAAGAATCAGAATTGGAAATTTCAAAGAATATTAACTATAAACCAGATATGAAGAAGCGTGCTATTTTACAGAATGTAAAAAACACAAAGAGGCTTCAATTGAAACATACTCCAGTTCCTAACCTAAATTTAACTCCTCCTAAATGGAATAAGGGTGATGTAGTAAATTATAATCTTATTGATGGTAATAAAATCAAGTGTGTTATTGTAGATGTTCATCTAGGGGACGTAATACCATATTATACTATTAAATGTAATCGTACAGAAACTGAGAAACAGACAGTTGAATCTCGTTTAGAGGATATACCTCCTCAAAAAGAATTTTCTAAAGGTAATACTCCTGTGTTTGGTAATACTCCTGTGTTTGGTAATACTCCTGTGTTTGGTAATACTCCTGTGTTTGGTAGTTCTTCAGTAGGTACTCAAGGTTTTTCTAAAGGTAATACTCCTGTGTTTGGTAGTTCTTCAGTAGGTACTCAAGGTTTTT